AATCTATTTCGTACTTTGTACTCATATCTTGAACTGTCTGATCCTGGTCTTGTTTTGTGTATTGTTTATTTCTAATACCATTTCAAATAGAATGAAGCTACAACTTTACATATAACTGTTTAATATGAAAAAGATAGTTTTAGCTTTACTGTTAGCTTGTACCGGTACTTCATCCTATTCAGAATCAGTATATGAATTAGCTCAAGCTCATTGTAAGAAAGCTGAAACAATAGCTTCTACGGCTCAAACATATAGACAGTTAGGTATGAAGGCTTCTGAAGCTACTGCAAAGCTCATGTCAGTTACAGCTAATATGACCGATCAAGAAGCAAAAGAAAGAGAAGAAAAGCAGATCTTCTTTATTGTTCAGGATGCTTATACGGTATCTGTATATCCTACTCAATCATTGAAAAAGCAAGCTATCTCAGATTTTGAAGAACGCCACTACTTAGCATGTAGCCAATCATTTCAAAATGCTATTGATAACCGTAATAAATAGCCTATGTAGAATAAGTATTCTTATTCCTAAAAGTTATAGAGATTGACAATATAATAAAATTATGTTATAAGTTATCCTGTTTTCTATAACTAATATTTATATGAAAGCGACATCAAAAATAATAAATAAAACTTCTAATAAAAAGAGAAACTATGTATTCAGTATATAAAATTTATCAAGCTGACAAGCTCGTACTTGTCACATATCACGACATCATCCCTGAGTTTACAGATACCACTAAACTAAAACTGATCCTGAATGGACCAACTATTCCTATTCCTTTATTTGAATCCTATTTTAAACACCCTGAACTGTTTTCTATTATCACCCATAAGATAGGTATCTATAACGCCCTAGATGCATCTCAGATCGTTCAGGAAGAATCAAAACTCCTTGGTACAGACAAACCTTCCATTAAGCCAAGCAAGTTTAAATCAGCTACTACAAGAAAGCCTAGAACGAAGAAGAAGGTAGAAGCAATCAATGAAGATTAAGGGATGTAAACGACAATCCTTCCTGGATCAAGCAATACTGAACGGTGGTCAACCAATCTTTTACTTAATCAAATGTTGGGATAAAGAAGAAACCTTCTATAAATTAGGCATCACAGTCAATAACATATTAACCAGATACGGTACAGTTCGCTCTATGCCATACGAATGGGAGATCCTATTAGAACTACCCGATACAGCAGAAGCAGTCTATGACATGGAAGTAGCGTTCAAAACAGAAATGAATGACTACCACTATAAGCCTAAAATCTCATTCAACGGATCAGGTACCGAATGCTATACTGAACTATCAGAAGCTTTACAACAACTTATACAATGAAACTACTTAGTATCAGTATTGCATTTCTCTTTTTAGTAGGCTGTACAATAGCTATTGAAGACAAGATGACTAAACAAAAGTTTGATCAAATCCTAGCTTCGATGGAAAAACAAATAAAAAATTTAGAGGATCAAGAGACTGCTTTGGATAGTGACATTGAGGTACTCTATAAAGGTATTTCGTCACCGTATAATTTTGATTCACTTGAATCAATGGATGGGTACAACGAGCTTTCTTCAGAAACGCAACAAAATTTAAAAGAGGAGATATTAAGAGAACATGAGAAAAATAAAGATATTATGTATGAGGAGATTCGTGGAAAAGAAAATGACATTAAGACTTTTCATTGTGAAATCGGCTTCGCAGCAACTGATACACGGAGATTTATAGAAGATCATTCAAAATTTTGGAAAGATGAAACTGTAAAAGAAAAGAGAAAATATTACGAAAGCTTCTCGGAAAATTTTATTGGTAGTCATGCATATAAAAAATGTAAAAGAACTAAATCTTATTTGCCTAATGAACTCTATCCGCAAATAGGAGATCAATCTAAGGCTCAATAATGAAACTAATAACTACCCTACTCACTCTTATAGCTGTATCTAGTATCTCAACTAGCTACGCTTATAACACTGTATACAAATACACTGAACCGAAGGCTGAACAATCTAGAGATACTTTTTACCAGACTTTAGGACTTTTCGCTGAACTAAAGAATGAAAAAAGATATAGTTCCCTTCTTATTAAACATCCAAGAAATAACATTGCTAATAAAGATAAAAGATACAAAGTGAAATTATGCGAACTGGTACAAGTTATAGAAGATGAGAAAGCTTATATAAGAGCTAATAGAGTTACGCAATCAGGATCAGTTATTGGTTTAGAAAAATATCAGGATCAGTTAGAAAAAGAAATTGGTGAAAGCTGTGAAGAGCTGTTTAAATGGCGTAATGGGTAAAACACAACATATAGTGTTTATTACAAAACACAATAACAACATATAGTGTTCAGCTATTGACAAATATCAGAAATTCTGATATGATCACACTCATTACTTAGAAAGGCTTAGGCTAAGTATCGTTATAACAAAAAACTAGGTCAGTCATTTTATATATCCTTTATTTCATCCTTACTAATCTGCTTATTCAGATAGGCAGATCAGACATCCTCTATTCCCCTTTTTAGCTCAGTATAGTTTATCTCTTTCTATCCTGGGCTATCTTAATAGCTCTATTAAAACAGCTAATAATATAATAACAATAAACAAGATCTGTATTTAAAACAGACATCTACCATTTTTAAAAAAGAGACTCTATTCAACCTGATAAGCAATAACAAATACAGCAACTACAGTAACCCAACACATATAACTAAAACAAAGACTGCATAGCTTACTGAAACAATTAGAGCTTCAAATAGGCTTGAACAGATGCCCTTCTATTTACCTACATGCACGTATGCGCACACGCATTTTGCAACATCGGATGCCGCAACAGTAGAAGCTATAGAGAACGGTAAGACGCACCTAGACCGCGTTAGAGACGTTGGCTTTGCTCAAGACAATTTCATTGGCTTGATCCGCAGGACAACAGGCTCGACCGAAGGGAACGCCACTAAGAACAATAAAACAACTATAGGAAGATATTCATGGGTTCAAAGCCAAAGGTAGTTAAAGCAGAAGATCCTGCTGAAACAGAACGTAAAGCTAAAGAGTTAGCTCAGAAAGAAGCGAATGAAAATACAGCTTCAAGACGTAAACAGAAACAAAGTTCAGTATTAGGAAGCTTATTCTCCAACTCAACAGCCTTATCAAGCACAGCACCTAAAACCACAACAGGAACGTAGAGATTAGATGAAGGCACAACAAATCCTAAAACGCCTGAGTCAACTTAAATCTGAACGTATTAAACACGAAACAACATGGAAAGACTGTTACAAATATTGCGCTCCTGAAAGACAACAAAGCTTTCAAGATGTATCAGCAACTGGTTTAGAAACAGAACGTAAAACAGCACGTAATGAACTATATGACACAACAGCATGTGAAGGTATTCAACTCTTAACCTCAAGCGTATATAGCGGTACAACCTCTCCTGTCAGTATTTGGTTTAAATCAGTACCAAGCGGCATAGATACACCTTCTCAACTAACAGAAGGCGAACAATGGCTAGAAACAGTAGACAACTTCATCTTCCGTAATATTCATTCATCTAACTTTGACAGTGAGATCGTAGACTTTCTTACAGATCTTATCGTTGCAGGATGGGCAGTATTATACGTTGATACCAATAGAGACAAAGGCGGTTATACATTTAATACCTGGTCCATTGGCAACTGCTATATTTCCTCTACTCAAGCGAATGGATTGATTGATACACCTGATCAGAAGTTCACATTAGTACAAGCTATCTTCCCTAGAGACAAACAACTTGTTAAAGGTGAAGAAGGTAAACGTATTAATAAAGCAATGCCTGTAGCCTCATATACGATTGAAGCTCAAACAAAACATATCCTGGTTGAATCAGGTTTTGAAGAGTTCCCATTAGTCGTCAGTAGATTCAGAAAGCTACCTGAAAGCCATTATGGAATTGGTATGGCGAATATGGTTCTAGCAGATGTGAAGACAGTTAATCAGCTAATGAAACTATCTCTACAGACAGCAGAACTTAATCTGGGCGGTTTATGGGTAGCTCAGCATGACGGTGTAATCAATCCTAATACACTTCGTATTCGACCAAATGCAATCATAGCTGCTAACTCAGTAGATGCGATTAAACGATTAGATACAGGCTCAGCAAGTGTAGGTATAGGACTAGACTTCCTTCAGCACTTCCAAGCTAAGATTAAACGTACTTTAATGAGTGACCAATTGACACCTCAAGGAAGTTCGCCACTTACCGCAACAGAGATCCAAGCAAGAGTAAACGTATATCGTAACCAATTAGGATCTATCTTCTCTCGTTTACAAGCTGAATACCTCCAAACACTACTAGATAGATGTTGGGGCTTAGCTATGAGATCAGGACTATTACCTCCTGCACCTGAAGAGCTTATGCAAGCTTCACGAATTAGTTTTAGCTTTATCAATCCAATGGCTGCAAGTGCCAAGCTTGAATGGGTAACGTCAACTCAAGAGCTAATGATGAATATAGGACAGATGGCTCAGATTGATCAGACTGTATTAGACAACATCAACTTAGATGCAATGGTACAGATCATGGCAGATGGTTTGAATGTACCTAAAGAAGCAATCAGAACTTCAGATGAGATAGCAGAACTTAGACAGCTTAAACAAGAACAACAACAAGCTATGCAAGAACAACAGCAACAACAAGCAATGACAGCAGAACTTGGTGGAGCAGCAATTGATATAGCTAAAGATCAAGCTAAGAACATG